TTTTTTGCAAAAAAAAAGTTTATGTAGTATACATTTATTAAACAGGTATTTTTATGTAGTGGAGTGGTTGGTAAGCCTAAAAAAAGGCACTAAAATTTCAAAAAATCAATAAAAAAACAGATTTAAGCATATTTTTTATGAGCATTATACAACAAATATGCTGGAAAAAATATGCTCGAATGAGGTCAGTCACAAAAATACCAAGTTCTATTGTAAAAGATGTGACTATTCGTGTGAGAAAATGTTTTTATTTAAACAGCACTGTTTAACGAAGAAACATAATAGGTCACAATGCTCAAATGGCTCAAAAAAATATGCTAACCTATATACGTGTGGTTGTGGTAAACAATATAAACACGTTCAAAGTTTTAGCCGACATGAGAAAACTTGTAAAGCCTCCGGCGGAGATAAAGAAAAGGATGATTTGAGAACAATGGTATCTGTTTTAATATCTCAGAATAACAATATGCTTACTGAAAACAACGAAATGCGAGAAATGGTAAAGGATATGTTACCTAAAATAGGTAACACTACAATAAATAATAAATTTAACCTCAATGTTTTTCTTAATGAACAATGTAAAGATGCTATAAATTTAACAGAATTTATAGATACACTTAATTTAGAAGTAATTGATTTAGATACCACCAGACAAAAAGGCTATATAAATGGATTAACAAATATATTTATACGAGGATTGAAAGAATTAGAACTACATAAGCGACCAATACATTGTAGCGATTTTAAACGTGAGATATTGTATGTTAAGGATAATGATGCATGGGAAAAGGATAGTGAGGAGAAAACTATAATGAAACATGCCATAACAAATCTAGCAAAAAGACAGATTGATAAAATAAAAGAATGGGAAAATAAAAACCCTGGATGGAATCAAACTGAAGCAGGAACAAATAATTATATTAAAATGGTTAAAATGTTAACAGATTGTGAAGACAACAAAGGAGAGAATAAAATCATTAAAACAATTGCAAAAGAGGTTTTCATACATAAAGAGACATAGCAAACAATTTAAATATAATAAAATTAATTTAATATTATAATGGCAACAAAAGAAGAGCTCGTATTTTCTATTAAAGAGTGGATTAAATTAGAAGACGAAATGAAATTGTTGCAGGCAGAGTTGAAGAGTCGCAGAATACAAAAAAAAATGCTTTCGGACAAATTAGTAGACGTTATGAAAAATAATGAAATTGATTGTTTTGATATGGCTGGTGGAAAACTAATGTATACGACGAATCGTGTTAAAGCGCCATTAAGTAAAAAATATTTACTGGATAGTCTAGCTGCATATTTCGGTGAAAATCCACACATTGATTCGTCTGACGTCGCCGAGTTTGTATTGGAACATAGAGAGGTAAAGATTAAAGAGGGTGTACGACATAAACCCCAGAAATAATATATATATTAAGATTATATGCCAGAAAAGGTAATTTATAAAGGGTTGGACATATTAACCAAAACCGAACCGGATGTAAAAAAAAAAAATCCTGTTAAGTTTTGTTTATATTCAATATCTCGCAAACAAGAAGTTGATTTGAAAACAACGGAACAGGATAAGTCGTTCTTAGAATTTTTACTGTATAGAGAGGCAAATGAACTTAGTTTCCCCACTATCAGCAAGTCAACAGATACACCCAGCAAAGAATGTATGAATGTATTAGTAAAAATGTTTCAGGGAGAGATAAAAATAAAATATGTTGGATATATTTCAAATATTATGTTCTTTGAAACAGAACGCATATATAATAAGGCGGATTATATCCAGAAATCACAGCTATTGTGGTTCGTTAATGTTGATGAGATTATTAATTATAGAAGATCATTACATTATGACATAGATTCCGATATAACGGATTTAATGTTAAAAAATCCAGAATTAATGTATATTGTTGATGAAAACAATAATAATTTAGAAACACCAATTACGGCTTACTATGGTAAATCATTAAATAAAGTAAAGGCCATATCAGTATTTGGCGCAGACAAGGCAAATTATAAATCGACACTTGGACCATTTTATTATTTTGGCACGTTAAATAGAGGAATTCGCTATGGTTGTTGGGCTTCTGATTATAAAGAGACATTTATTAATGATATTGCAATAACAGATAAAAAGGGAAAATATCATGAGGGAGGGCTAGCGAAATTTGTTTTATTTGCCGGTTCTATTAATATGTCGTTTACACGACGAGGAGAAAAATTATCTGGTTCTGACAAAATAATTAAAGGTGTTGAAGATGGTAATTATTCTGGTTTTGATACAATTCAAGAAAGTGATAAATTGTGGATTACTAATTTTGACACCATCATATTAGACAGAACTACTAATATGGACGAGCCTCAATTTGTTATAAGAAGCAGTAAAAACGTGATACCTATTGCATACTATGGGTTGGATACAAGAAATGTCGTGAGGGAAAAATTACACGAAATTACTATAGATTAGTATATATTTAATGCTTATGTTATATATAATGGGTGATTCTACCACACAGCAATTAGGATATTTTGCCGTTTCTGTGTTGATGATATCTGGATTTGTAATGGCTGTAACAACCGCATTTGATTTTCTTAATATTGGATTTGATGTGTATGGGAGTTATTTAATTTGGGGAATAGCATTATTTATTTTTTATTGGATATTACCAGAGACATCTGGTAAAATATTTCTAGGGGCGGTTAATTTAGAGAACCAATAAATTAAGTGGTGATTTCACCTGTTTCTTCGTCACCTAACGGGTTTGTCACTGTATTTTTTTCACTTAATATTGATTGTATTAATTGAAGACTACCTTGATTATCCATTTCATTCATTACTTCATCTTCAGTAGGATATCTTTTTTTTAGATCCTTAAAATTATCTATAATGCCTTCAACGACATCTTTTCTTTTTCTGGAATCTAAGTTTTTAGATATACCAGTGAATATAGCAGCAGTAGCAGAATATAATAGTGCTTCTTTCTCTTTGAACACACTGTTCTTGGTTGTTTCTAAAGCCCCACATATTTCGGGTTTTTTAAGGTCCTCGTCGTAATTAATGCCATCTGGGTCACAGAATTCGCGTTTGAAACGTATAATTATCTTTTCCGCAATCGGCGGACTGGTTTCAATAAGGCGGTCAAATTCCTCCTTTTGTGTTTTAATGCGCTGGCTAACGTTAGTGCGTTCTTTCGGGTCCTTTGAGAGTTCCACTTTAATATTGCGATAAAACTTGCCCCACGATATACTGCTCACTCGATGAGCCTCGTTATATTCGCTTATTTTTAAGAACTGTTGGATGGTTGTTAAGATTCCGGCGAAAATATTAACAGTTCCTATGACAGACGATATCATAGGTCTTGATTCCACAGGAAATCGGTCTTGCGCAAAGTTTGCTGTTCCTGTTAATGTACTCATAACGATAACTGGTATAGTAAACCATGTATTCGCTCTGGAATAATCGATATGTGATTTTGCATGTAGCCATCTAAAACAGGTTGCTTTGTCTGCCCATTCAATGAGGATATTTTCGTGATGCTCTGTCCATACAGTTGGTTCTTCTGGTTCGGTAGATGTGTCTTTGTTAGTTGATGGAGGTGTGGTAGATTCTGATGCCATTATATAATATATAATTTATAAAAATTTCTAATTATATATTAATGAAAGATACATTAGATTTAAAACATAGTTTTGAAAATATTAAAACCCTGCGTAGTGATATACAGAATATTTTTAATACTATAAAGTCAAAATCTACGACGCTTAATAATGTATATGAGGATATGATAAAAGCCCATTCTAAATCAGAATATATGTTTGGAATTGATTCGTTTCATTTTCAAAATGAATTAATTGCTTTGGATTATCAACATATATTGAATGCGTTTAACAAGATTAATAACCGAATTTATTGTGAATATTATCAATTATATGTGTTAATACGCAAATACATTGATAGTGATATAACAAACGTCTCTCTGCGAAGCAAGATTCTCATAAATAAAAAATTTCCCGTATATAAGGTTTTAGATATTCATCGTGTATATAGATTCTCTCTTGTAGTTGAATTACATGATTATATTACAAATACAATTGTTGAATTAGAATCATATAGAATAGCTAAAGATTCTGACTTAGCGATTGATACACAACAATCTAAACAAGGTATTAATATAGGTAATTTAGTTAATTCATATAGGTATTCAAACGCTCTATTGAACGAAAAAATAAAAATGTTCGTAAGACATTTAAAAGTATTCCATCAATATCACAAACAATATCTAACTCATCTTACTATAAAAACGAAGTTAATTATCGGAATTATTAATGAAGATATTACAATTAAACAACTAAATCCTGATGGCACATATGTGGTTAATGATAAAAAAAAACATCTTACCGACGAAGAAAATATAAAGAAATATGTTGATAATAATATAGATGAGAGTATGAATGATGAACTAACAACTATAGTATCTAATATATCAACATCTAGCGATTGCATCGACGAAGATACCACAAGAGGATTGTATAATAATTCATCAAATTCCATAATTTCGGTAAATAAACCTGTTGTATCTGAACCAAAACCACAACCGAAAACAGAGGCAGAACCTGAGCCTGAACCACAAGAGCATGAGGCAGTGTAAGAGCCAGCGCAAGAGCCAGAACCGGAACCAGCGCAAGAGCCAGAACCTGAACAACTACAAGAGCCAGAACCAGTCCAAGAGCATGAGCCTGAGCCAGATCTAAACAAGGAATATATGAATCATATAGGAGATATAGCAGAATCGCAATCAGAAGAAGAAAAAGGTAATATTTCTGACGTAACCGACGATGATATATATTCGCGTGGTTCATTTGATGATTCAGTATGAAATATAGATACTGAAGGTAATAATTGAGAAAATGACCATATTAATAATACATATAATGCAACACCGGATGATGTTATTCCTGTATTGGACCAGTGCAGTATAAAATTAACAGTAACTGACATTTCTAATAATACCACCAAAATATATCCCGAATGTCTTTAAGTATAATTACGATATTTATATAAAATTGAATATAAATATCTTACAATATTTATTGTATATGGAAAAGCGTATTAAAAATAAGCTAGATGTACAGCAGATTAAGTTTAAGAGTGATATTCAGAAATGGGTTGATACCAACAATTTGTTTATGGATGATGATAAATTAAGTGAATTTTTAAAATATGTATTTGACTATGATACTATATGTTTATCTGGTGAAGACTTTCAAAAGCGCAAGCGTATTAAAAATATAGTTCCTCAATGCGACAGATGTCTTGCGTGTAGAGCCGACGGCGAACAATGTACAAGAAGACAACAGACAAATGATAATTATTGCGGAACTCACAAAAAGGGAACTCCAAACGGAATAATGAATCTTGATAATACTACACCTGAAAATAAGCAAAAGAAGATAGAGGTTTGGTATGAAGAGATTAATGGAATTTATTATTATATTGATGATAATAACAATGTATATAAAAATGAGGATATAATGAGCAATAAAGAGTCTCCGGATATTATAGCTTCATGGGTAAAAACGGTTACGGGAGAATACTCAATTCCGTCTCTGGGTATTTAAGAGGAAAATTAAATATAGGATAAAATTAAATGAACGATAAGAGCAAATTATTAGAATTTTTTAATAAATGTGGTATTGTTTGTGATAATATTGAAACTATGAATGATATTCAGTTTCCACGCGAAACATTATTAGATACCGAACTATATAATGATGTTCAAGAGTATATACCAGAATTTAAACAATTTTTTTCATCATCATCGCATACGTCTTTGCAATCAAGTGCGCAACAAAATCAAAAATGGCCATTATTGAATCTAGTTAGACAGATGCTAAAAAGTATTGGATATAAATTAGAACCAAAAAGATTATGTGATGGCTACGACAATAATAATAAAAAAAATATAAGAGATTTTTCATAATACGTAAAATGTAGTGAAATATTATTCGTATGTATCATTCCCTATGTCGTATTTATATTCAATGAGATATCGTTCTACTCTTAGTGGATGATAACATTTCATCATTAATTCTTCTACGAATGGTTGTATTTTCTCTTTGATTGCTTTGTAATCAAATATGAAAATCTCTGGATTGGCTGATATATTTATCCAGTCAACAAGTGATATATTTTTTTCAAGAATATCCATACAAGATGGATTTAGTGATAATCCTCTCCATCTATATTTTTCTCCAATAACTCCTTTGCGCTCGGGTTTGTAGACAATGATGACCAGCAGATGTTTTGTATATTGTCGTATAATATGGGCATCGCGTTTTTATTGTAGCAAAGAAAATTATATATATGTTTAATATTCCATGAATCGTCCAGCGTTAGGTATGGATTTGATTTGTTTATTATATGATTAAACATATGTATTGCTGATGGATTGGACAGTAAATAATACCAGTCAATATTAGTGCGATTAGCTTGAAGTAAATTAATTGCCGATGGATTGCTTTATAAATATAGCCAGTCAATATTTTTTGTTTTTTTCAAGAAGTCCTATTGCGTTGGGATTTTTTGATAGTTCGCGCCAATTTATTTTACGTGTATTTTTAGTTAATATATGTATTGCCGCCGGATTTCTAGATAATTCATCCCAGCAAATTTTATCTGGATTTAACTCTAATAATTCAATAGCGTTTTTATTTGCAGATAACCGTTTCCAATTAATTAGGTTTATATTTTGTTCTAGTAAAAAAATAGCACTATGATTGCTAGAGAGACAATCCCAGTCTAAATTTTTATATATTATCCAATCACGCAATTTATATATAGGCATTACTTAATGATTCCTAATAAAATATTTGAATAATAACGTCAATTAGATGAATAATGCTTTCTAATAATATAGTAGATATTAGCATCTCCCTCAATGTATACCATTGATAGTATTTCGCGTAGGCATCGTCTTGCTGGTGTGGTTCTTCTTCTAGAATAATATCTAATTCCACAATATTAATAACAAAGTCATCGTCGGTTAGTGTTTTTTTTGACGATGACCTTTTAATTTGGCGATGCTTTGGTTTAACATCGTAAATTATTTGCTAATACATAGGATTGTTGAGATATGGATCATACGTTATTATCTTACATATCCTTGACTTTGAGCAACTCAACGAACAAACTTCTGAGTCTCCGCATCGGTACATCACGTTTTTTTCACCATTATATTCGGCGTAAATCTCTATATTACATTCAGAGCATTTACGTATCAATGTTGGTAGAGATTTCATCCTCTCTTCTTCGTTTTATTATGTGCATAATAAAAATATATTATAATCATTTCAACTTTATTCGTTAACATATTTCAATATTGAGTGTTATATGAATCGTAATTTCCCAAAGGGGGTGTAAATAGATATAACAGTAGAAGGCGTAAAAGTAAAGCTTCAAAAGTCGTGTGGGAATTTGATGTTGTTTAGTTTTTTCTGGGGATATGAAATAATTTTTTGGTCGGACCGGTCAAAAGCGAGGGCAGCGTCTTTTTCGGTGTCGTAAATTCCAATGTAGCAGGCTTTTCCAGTAACGGAAGAGTTCTTAGAAATGTTAGCGCTCCAACCAAGCGCGCGCTTGTGCCAAGTAACGCCGGTATACTTGGAGGTGAAGGGCTTACCTTTTCCTACAGACGGAGAAACAACCTCGTGGTTTACTGTCCTCGGAAATAGAACGTAAGGTTTTTTATATTTATGTGAGTTGGTATGTTTCTCAAATGTAAGAGCTTTACCGTATTTCCGCATGAGGGCACGCGAGAGCTTGTCCTGATTGTATGTGTGCAACGTGGCCAGCTTCTTGATGTTGCCGAGCTTGGTCGGGGCGTAGGCCTTGTAGTAGGTGAACAGGCGGTTCTCCAGGTTGTCCCTCTGCTGCGCGAACGATGGTAGACATGACGTCATAGCTTGTATGGTGTGGCTAGCTTGTAGCTGGCTTGTTTGTTTGGTGTCTTTCACCTCATCCAGTCAAACCGTTTCAATTTTTTTATGAGGTCATAGTCACATAGAAAGTGACGTCGCAGTGACGTTTGTCCCGCAAATCGCCGAAAGAGAGTGTAGTTTGCGACGTGGTAAAAAAAGTGGAAAGGACTGACGGGTAGTAGTGGAAGGCACCAAACAAGCAAGCAATAATCCGTCAAAAAAT